TGGTATCATAAGATGTTATGCCGTGGCATAACACCGGGGCAGAAAAAAGACACAAAAAAAGGCCAGCCCCGAAGGGCCAGCCAAATTTGCTAGAGTATTTTATTTAAAGAGTGGCGCGATCTGTGCCAGCTTTTCGGTCAGTGTGACTAGATCGAGATCACCAGCACCCTTGGAAGTTTTGACGCGTTTCACAAGACTGGCGAATATCTCAGGTATTGCGACACCATCATCCTTTCGTGCTACCGGACCTTTATCGACAGGATTTAATCGGGCGTCGATTGCATCGCTTAACTTATTCATGCGCGATCCCAAGGCCTTATGTTGCTTATCCTTTTCAAACTTGCCCTGTGGTGACAGCTCTTTGGTGGGAGTGTTCGCGAGTTTTACCGCTGTGGCTCCCCATCCCGCATAGATACCGTTTCGCGCTGCCAGCGTAGTGGGGGAGTATACCTTTGCGCCTTCCGCGTTTACCTCTTTCTTCTGGAATCCCGCAACGCACCCCTCCGCAATCAATGCATCAACAAGAAGCGAGCGCGCTTTGGTGCCCTTTAGTTCCTTGTTAGCATAAGACTTAGCAAGGTCAAAGATAGCATCGTTATTCTCAATTGTGTTTGGCATAGTATGTGATCCTTTCTAGATCGTATCGAACGTCTAGCATGATTGCCCCGTTCGATGATTGTAATAGAACACGTTATCACGCGTTTATCAATAGATAGTTTGGCACCATATGGCATATATTGTCACGAAATGTTATGCCGTGGCATAACAAAAAAAGGAGAGCGCGACCCCTACCCGCCCCCTATGCCCCGCTCACAGACTAAAAGTACTAGCCCCCCTGTATAATACTAATCTACACAAATATTTTGCATTATTCTGAGTTTCGACCCCCCACCCCCCTCGCACAGGGAAGTACCCCCCTTGCTAAATTTTAACCCCCCTTGCTAAATTTTTTTCGCTGTATTATATATTGGACAACGGCGTAACGCCTGCGGAAGAAAATATGACTCTAGTTGTAGAGCCGGAGCTTGGGGTACCATTTTCACCCAATGTTCCGCACATAGACCTTAAAGAGCGTGTAAAATACGCCGCTAATACGACTGAAAAACTGTCGGAGCATGGTCTCGACGCCAAACCTACCAAAGAAGATAAGGATACAGCCGCTAAATTAGCCCTGTCCTACGCAGAAGACCCTCAAAAAACATCGAAGAAGGTTACCACAAAGCGAGCGGCTACTTTAACCCCTGCCTCCCTGCTTATGACGAACAGTATATTACAGGAATTTGGGCAGTCTGTAGCGGAAAACGCGGTCCAGATACGTCATTTGGTCACAAATAAGCTGGTTTTAGAGGCAGATAACCCCGATGCGCGGGTACGCATACGTGCATTAGAGTTACTCGGTAAGATATCTGATGTGGGGTTATTCGCGGAGAAATCCGAAGTTACGATAACGCATCAGTCTACCGACGATTTGAGAGATAAATTGCGTGCTAAACTCGCTAAACTTGTTAACCCGGAGCCTGAATATACGGATGTCACTATGGACGGGGAGGTAATCAACATAGACGAGGAGCTTGGGTTATCTGAGGATGAAGATGAAGACGAAGGAGAAACACCCTCGTGAAACAAGTAGGGGTATCAAAGTACGACGGGCTTGTACCGGTTAAGATTGTAAAAGGTATAACCGAAGAAATTTCCGGTATGCGTTTTAAGTTTGGTTGGAAGTCTAGCAAAACAGACGACCCTCACGGGCATTGGAACCACCGGATTATAAAGCAGAAGAAGAATGTTATTACAGATGGTAGCCATCTTATATCAGAAGAATACCCCTGCTTACGTGAGTATATAGAGTGGTTGAAGTCTGACTTTTTTGGGCCGTCAAACTTGTTACGTTTTTATGTAAATGCTCATACATACGGCATAGACGGTTACCCACACACTGATACTAAACGCGACCGGGGGGAGCAGACGGTGGTGCTCTACATGCCACCTGAATGGGAACCCAAATGGGCTGGCGAAACCGTTGTGTTAAACGAAGCCGCAGACGATATATCGGACTCTGTGCTGCCCCGTTACGGGCGGTTGTTCGTGTTTCCCAGTAATCGTTTCCATGCAGCCCGTTCTGTCAGCCGAGCATGCAACGTAATGAGGGCTACATTAGTCTGTAAGATGGGGCCAGAGGTACAAGAGGGGGAGGATGAAGGCGACGACGATGATGACGAGGAGGAAGACGAGTGAGCCAACTTAAAGAGCTTCTAGAGTTGTCTGGTGCGGCCACTACTCGTCATAGTGGTCGTACGTTGTTGGAGCATTTGATGAATACCTGCAATATATTAAGGTCTTTGGGAGCAGCGGAAGAGGTATGTGCAGCAGGTGCGCTACATTCTGTATACGGCACTACAGTATTTGGGCATGAGTCATTGAGTATAGAGGATCGCCCCCTAGTTAGATATGTAGTAGGAGAACGGGCTGAACGGCTTGTGTATCTTTTCTGCCGAACACCCCGCCCCTTCGAGACCTTTAAGACCGGGAATACGTATTATCTGAACACGTTAGATGGGGACACAGCAGTTACTAAACAAGAGCTACAAGATCTTACATTAATATCTGCTGCTAATACGTTCGAGCAGATGGCGGTTAAAGTAAACAATACAGATACTCTCGTTGAAGCAGATACTGAATAGTGCTCATGCCTGAACTAGATTTCACGGGAGAGGAGATAGAACACCTTCTTAGTAATCTAGAGGATTACACCTCGGATGAACTAGCGGAGATAGATGTTCTTGTAGACGAGTTATCCACGCGGGATCACAACCAGAAAGCCCATGATGATCTAATCGAGTTCTGTAAACAGATGCAGTCAGATTATATTGTTGGCAAACATCACCGTATGTTGGGTGATATGCTCATGGGCATTGAGCGAGGGGATAAGGATCGTATATGTGTTAATATCCCCCCACGTCATGGTAAGTCGCAGTTGGTCTCTATCTTTTTCCCTGCGTGGTTCTTGGGACGTAACCCGAATAAGAAAGTTATGATGGTGTCCCATACTACCGATCTCGCGGTAGATTTTGGGCGTAAAGTACGTAATCTTATCGCCACCGATGCGTATAGGGCTATCTTCCCGACCGTGGCCCTCGCAGTGGATTCTAAGTCTGCCGGTAGGTGGAATACGGATGTTGGAGGAGAATACTACGCATGTGGTATCGGGTCGTCTATCGCTGGTCGTGGTGCCGATCTTCTTCTTATTGATGACCCGCATTCAGAACAGGATGTCATTAATGGTAACTTCGGGGTCTTTGAGAAGGCTTATGAGTGGTTTACTTATGGTGCTCGTACTCGTTTGATGCCGGGTGGTCGTGTAGCGATTATCCAAACCAGATGGCATATGGACGATCTTACAGGCCGCGTTGTTGCGGATATGGTTCATAATGATCTGGCTGACCAGTACGATATAGTTGAGTTCCCAGCTATAATTGAAGTACCTAACAAAAAGGGTTCGGGTTACACCGAAAAGCCTTTATGGCCGGAGTTCTTTGATCTGGACGCGCTCCTGCGTACTAAAGCGTCTATGCCCGCGTTTCAGTGGAACGCGCAGTATCAACAGGAACCCACGGCAGAAGAAGCGTCTATTGTTAAGCGGGATTGGTGGCAGCAGTGGGGGGATAAAGAGGCTCCGGTGTGTGAGTATATTATTATGTCTCTCGATGCTGCAGCAGAGTCACACAACCGTGCCGATTTCACGGCGCTTACTACGTGGGGGGTCTTCTTAAATGAAGAGACTGGCGCACATAATATAATACTGTTAAATAGTATCAAGAAACGTATGGAGTTTCCTGAACTGAAAACTATGGCGTTGGAAGAATATGAAGCGTGGGAACCAGATTCTTTTATAGTTGAGAAAAAGAGTTCCGGTACAGCCTTGTATCAAGAGATGCGTAGGATGGGCCTCCCAGTACAGGAGTACACTCCGCATAGAGGGTCGGGGGATAAACTTGCGCGTTTGAACTCTGTTGCTGATATTGTAGCATCTGAACTAGTATGGGTACCGGCTACCCGTTGGGCAGAAACACTTGTAGAAGAAATTGCTGGGTTCCCATTTATGAGCCATGATGATCTGGTTGACTCGACTGTAATGGCTCTTATGAGGTTTAGGCAAGGTGGGTTTATACGGTTACCTTCTGATGAACCAGAGGAAATGCGGTACTTTAAACAACGTAGTGGCGGGTATTATTAAGGAATAGATGATGGCAAGTATAAAAGAAAATCTATTATCCCTTCTCCCTACCGCAGCGCGTAAGTATATACAGGCTGTTCTTTTAGGGGAAAAAACCCCTATAACAGAAAAAGATTTTACAGGACCAGAGTTAAAAGCAATAAAACAGGTTATTTTGTTGTCAAATAAAGAGATAGGTTGGCGTCCACAGGACTATCCTTTAGACCGAGACGTGATGAAGAGTGGTCTTAAAGGGGATGTGGCAAAGCAGAGTTTTGCTACTACAGGAGAGAAGCGTAGGAATCTTAAAAAAGATTGGCCTACAATAAAAGCTACTCCCGGACGCGTAGATTATAGCGCATACGATAAATCGAGGCTCACAGGCGGCCCAGATGCAAGTACTTTTGGTATAGGTGGTTTGGAAACGCCTATAGGAAACATCAAACACACATTAGGTAGGTTTCCTTACGAAATGAATGAAGAGGGTGATATCGTGGTAAAGGACAAATATGATTCTGGCCCATACCTCCCTCCAGATGTCTCAACTACAGACAGAATCCTAGCGGCAATACAAACGCTTGGTTATTCAGAGATGAGGCATAACGCGGCGCAACGATTGCCCACCGGTACTGGGCCTGAAGTAGAAGTGAATATACCACGCGAAGAGTTTTCGCCGCAGGAGTTAAAAGATTTGTTCGAGCGGCAATTCGAGTTGAGCGCTCTTGATATTTAGGATTTTAAATTATGGCGCTACAAGAGTAAATAAGGGATAGATGATGGCTATTGAAAAAGGAATGTATTCTGCCCCTATGGGTCTCGATGAAGACATCGAAGAAGGCATGGGCGAAGGGCTTGAGATTGAAATTGTTAACCCGGATATGGTTACTCTGGACGATGGTAGTGTAGAAATTACTATAATCCCCGGCGAAGAAGGAGGGGACGATGACGATTTCGACGCTAATATTGCTGAGTCAATGGACGAAGGTGAGCTTAACAAGTTAGCAGACGAAATTATTGGTATGGTCGATGCCGACGTTGATAGCCGTAAAGAGTGGGCGGATACGTTTGTTAAAGGGCTAGATGTACTAGGATTTAAGTACGAAGAACGTACTGACCCGTGGGACGGCGCATGTGGTGTATTCTCCACCGTGCTTGCCGAAGCGGCTATCCGGTTCCAAGCGGAGACTATGAGTGAGACTTTCCCCGCAGCAGGGCCGGTCAAGACTAAAGTACTTGGGAAAGAGACTAAAGAGAAAGACGAAGCTGCTGCCCGCGTGAAGGCGGATATGAACTATGAACTCACTGAGCGAATGGTTGAGTATCGCCCAGAACATGAGCGTATGTTGTATAGCCTTGGTCTTGCCGGGTCAGCGTTTAAGAAAGTCTACTACGACCCGAACATGGGACGGCAGATGGCTGTCTATATCCCTGCGGAAGACGTTATTGTCCCTTATGGCGCATCTCATATTGAGAGCGCGGAACGTGTTACGCATATCATGCGTAAGACCAAGAACGACCTTAAAAAACTTCAAGCTAATGGTTTCTACCGCGAAGTAGATTTAGACGACCCGCAACCGTTCCATACCGACATAGAGGAGCGTAAAGCCGAAGAGGGCGGGTATTCTATAACAGACGATGATCGATACGCAATATACGAAGTACATGCAGATATTGTGATCGAGGGTTACGATGATTCGGATGACGATATTGCCAAACCCTACATAGTAACGATTGAGCGGGGTACTTCTGAAGTACTGGCTATCCGACGTAACTGGGAGCCAGAAGACCCTCTCATGTTAAAACGCCAGCATTTTGTACACTATGTATATGTACCGGGCTTTGGGTTCTACGGGCTAGGGCTTATCCATATTATTGGTGGTTACGCACGGGCGGGTACTTCTATTGTCCGCCAGCTTGTAGACGCAGGTACACTATCTAACTTGCCGGGTGGTCTAAAATCTCGTGGTATGCGTATCAAGGGAGATGATACTCCTATTGAACCGGGTGAGTTCCGTGATGTAGATGTGCCTAGTGGGTCTATACGGGACAACATCAGCTTCCTGCCCTACAAGGAGCCGTCTAATACGCTCCTCCAGTTACTAGACAAGATTACCAACGAGGGCCGTAGGCTTGGCGCTATCAGTGATATGAACATCTCTGATATGTCCGCTAATGCCCCTGTAGGTACAACGCTAGCATTACTCGAACGTACCCTCAAGCCGATGGCTGCAGTACAGGCCCGCGTCCATTACGCTATGAAGCAGGAGTTTAAGCTCCTCAAAGCTATCATGGCTGAATACGCCCCTGCTGAGTACGCCTACCAGCCCCTTCGTGGTGAAGTTAGTGCTAGGCAAGCTGACTATACGTTGGTAGACGTGATCCCTGTTAGTGACCCAAATAGCTCTACGATGGCACAACGAGTTGTGCAGTATCAGGCTGTTTTACAGATGTCTCAGTCTGCACCACAGATCTACGATCTACCCCAATTACATAGACAGATGATTGAGGTTCTTGGGGTCAAGAATGCAGACAAACTTGTTCCTACAGACGATGATGCAAAACCTGCTGATCCTGTAAGTGAGAACATGGCCGCGTTGTCTGTAAAACCTATGAAGGCATTTATCTACCAAGACCACGATGCTCATATCGGGGCACACATGGCGTTTATGCAAGATCCTATGGTTGCCCAGTTAATTGGGCAGAACCCGCAAGCACAGCAGATTATGGCGGCTCTACAGGCCCATATAGCCGAGCATCTAGGGTTTAATTACCGTAAGCAAATAGAAGAGAAACTTGGCGCACCGCTTCCAGCGCCCGGTGCGGAATTATCTGAAGAAGTGGAGATCCAACTCGCACGGGTCGTTGCTGATGCTGGCAAACAACTTACACAGGCTCATCAGCAGGAAGCCGCACAGAAGCAAGCACAAGAGCAAGCGCAAGATCCTGTCCTTCAACTACAGCGAGAAGAACTTGCTGTTAAGCAGTCAGAAGTACAGCGTAAAGGCCAGAAAGATCAGGCTGATTCAGCCTTACAACAAGCAGAAGCACAACGTAAATCCCAGAAAGATCAAGCCGATGCGGCTATATCTGCTCAAAGAGTGGAGAATGAGCAGGCTAGGGTAGTTTTAGATGCGAAGAGCAATAAACTAAAGATTGACGCGGATACAAAACGACAATCTGATAACTTAGACCTTGAAATTTTCAAGGTAGTTACCGGCCAGAATAAAGGCCAATAACCCTGAAGGATAAACAAATGGTAAAATGGATTGAAGATAGAATGAAAGAACCTTCCTCGTATGCGGCTTGTGCCGTTGGCGGAGTAGGCATCGGTGTCCTGATCGACCAGCCTATCGTGATTATGGTGGCGGTTGGCGCTGCTGCGATTGCGTTCGTGCTGAGAGAAAAAGGCATCCTTTAATATTGGAGGTTTAGTAGGTTATGGCGAAGACCGTCTTTGACGTGCTTAAAGAACGTATCGAGACAGATAAAGTCTCTGCAATAGAATTTCTTGCTGGGGGTGGATCTAAGGATTACGCCCAATACAAGGAAGTGTGCGGGTTAATTCGGGGTCTCGAATCCGCATTGTTAAATATAGAAGACCTCTCGCGTAACTATATGAAAGAAGACAATGACTAGATCAGCAGTACAAGCTATTGCTAGCGACGATGAGTTAGAAGCACAACTTCCTATACCCGCCGGGTATAGGCTGCTAGTAGCGTTACCAGACATCGACGACCACTATCAAGGTAGCTCTCTTATCAAAACAGACTCTGAAAAGCACAAAGAGTACATCCTGTCTATTATGGGAGTCGTTATAGATATGGGGGCCGATGCGTATTCAGATAAAGAACGGTTCTCTAAAGGGCCTTGGTGTAAAGTTGGCGATTACGTCATGTTCCGTATGAATACAGGGACACGATTTAAAGTTAATGGCAAAGAGTTTCGCCTTATGAATGACGATTCCATCGAGGCAGTTATTCCTGACCCTCGTGGTGTCTGCAATGTGTAGGAGATAGGTATGCCTTTTGAAAAAGTAGAGTTTGAGTTCCCTGAATCTGAAGAGGGAGAAACTACTGAAATCGAAATAGAATCTTCTAGTGCTCGTACTGTAGGTTCTTCTGATGACGTAGAACCCGAGGAAGAAACTAAACGAGAAGTAGAAGCTGAAGTTGAAGTCGAAGTTGTTGATGATACTCCAGAAGCTGACCAAGGCCGTAAGGCTTCTGAGCCACCTGAAAATGTTACCGATGAGGAACTTGAAGATTATTCTGATAAAGTTCGCAAACGTATAAAGCATTTTAGTAAGGGCTATCATGACGAGCGGCGTGCAAAAGAAGAAGCACTACGCGAGCGTGAGGAACTTGAGCGGTACACTCAACAACTACTCTCGGAGAATAGTAATCTCAAAGGGGCGGTAAACAAAAACCAGAGTGTACTTTTAGACCAAGCAAAACGTGCTATGTCCTCTGAACTAGAATCAGCCAAACGTAAATATAAAGACGCGTATGAAGCAGGTGATTCAGAAGCGGTTATAGAAGCCCAAGAGGAATTAACTACCGCTAAGATAAGAGCAGACAAATTAGAAAGTATAAAAGTACCCCCTTTACAGGAAAAAGAAGTTTCTGTAGAACAAAGTAATACGGAACAACCGGCTCCAGTACCGGCTGATCCGAAAGCTAACGAATGGGCAGAAGCCAATCCGTGGTTTGGATCAGACGATGAGATGACAAGCTATGTATTGGGGCTGCATAATAAACTTGTTAAAACGGGTGTAGACCCGCAAAGTGATGGATACTACGAGACTATTAACGCTCGTATGCAGAAAATGTTCCCCGAGGAACTTGGGGGCACCGAAGAAGTAGAAACGCCAAAACGTAAAGCTAATGTTGTTGCGCCCGCTACGCGGAGTGTTTCCCCTAAAAAGGTTACACTAACAAAAACACAAGTGAATCTAGCGAAACGTTTAGGAGTTCCTCTTGAAAATTACGCCAAACAGGTTGCAATAGAAATGAGGAAAGATACAGATGGCTGATAATCGAATTAATCGTGAGCAGACGACTAGAGAAAAAACGACCCGTAAGAAGGCTTGGCAGCGCCCCGAGGTGCTTCCGTCACCTACTCCCGAGCCGGGTTATGAATTTCATTGGGTCCGTGTAGCTACACTAGGTCAAATTGATGCCACTAATGTTTCCTCAAAATTACGCGAAGGTTGGGAGCCTGTTAAGGCAGTAGATCACCCAGAGATTACAATGGTTACCGTCGAACAAGAAAAGTTTGCCGATAATGTTGTGATTGGGGGATTGATGCTTTGTAAGGCTCCAAAAGAATTGGTTGAAGAGCGTAACGATTACTTTGGTGAACAGAGTAAAGCGCAGATCAATTCAGTTGATAACAACCTGATGCGAGAGAACGATCCTCGTATGCCACTCTTTAATGATAGGCAGTCGAAGGTCACTTTTGGTAATGGAACTTAATCATTTAGCTCGGGAGTTATAAGCAATGGCTTATCCAACGGTAAGTGGTCCTTACGGACTAAAACCGGTTAAAATGATTAGCGGCACCCCTTATGCTGGTGTAACACGGCAGTATCGTATTGCTAGTGCTTATGCCACTGATATCTTTTACGGGGATGTCGTTAAACTTGTAACCGGAGGCACTGTAGAACGTGATGCTGCAGATGCCGCAATG